GCTGTTTTAATATTATTTGCTAATAATTCAGCTAATATTTTAATACAATAAGCTTCGTGACTTTTGGCTTTGAATAATATAGTCATATTTTTTACTATAAATATTTTAAACTTTAAATTAAAATTTGCAAAAAATGTAAAATTTTATTAAAATATTGATAGATAAATATGTTGGAAATAGTTTCCCACCATCTGGTGGGAAACTAAAATTGGTAAAGAAATGTAAGTCTAGCTCAAAATAATATTATTCGATTTTCTTAAAGCGTTATATTTTTCTAATTAAGGCTTAAAGACTTATGATATATAATAAAAAATGGAATTAATAAATCAAATAGATGAAACTTTTAAGTTTCAAGATAAAGATATAAGAGTAATAGGGAATTATAATGAACCTTTATTTGCAGCAAAAGATATCTGCACAATTCTTGAATTATCAAATATAACTGAGGCTCTAAGAAATATTCCTGAAAAATGGCGCACTTCAGAAATTCTGAAGTGCGTTAATGGACAAAATATGAACATGATAGTCCTAAAAGAACCGGCAGTTTATCAGCTTATAATGAGATCAACAAAACCGATGGCAAAGGCTTTTCAAGAGGCTGTATGTGAAGACATTTTACCTACTCTAAGAAAAAAAGGTGAATATAAGATACAGAGTATTATAGATAGAAATAAAGAACTCGAAGAAGAGAAGCTAAAAATCGAGGAAGACAATAAAAGATTAGAAGAAGAGAAAAATAAGAAGGAAGAAGAACTTACCAAACTAACTAAGAAGTATGTAAAACCTCCAAAAGAAGTAATAGATGGAATGAATTTTGTCTATTTAATAACTAGCGAAGAGAAAGAAGTATCAGGTGAATTTGTAATAGGAAAATCATTGTCTTTGACAAATAGAAAAGAAGATTATAATCAAGAAAAACTACACAATCACAAAATCATTTATTATAGATCTTTCAAATCTCCAAAAATAATGGATATAGCTGAAAGTTTAATTCTTTCTAAATTTGGGAAATATCGTTGTAAAGCGGGTAGAGATGTTTTTCAACTACCCGAATTTTCTAATATTTCATTATTTACTGATTTATTTGATAAGTGTTTTGATATTTTAGAAGATATAGAGGAAGAACATGTAATCTTTCCTAAAAGAACACCAATAAAGAATGAAGAACAAAAAGAAAAAAATGTAGTGTATCAAATGGAACATTATGATGAGATCCGAGAAAAACAAAGAGAATATCGTGAAATAAATGCAGATGTAATCAATGAAGTAAATCGTGAAAAATATGCAGAAAATCCTGAAAAAATATTAGAAAGAAATAAAAAATATTATGAAAAAAACAGAGAAGAATTGATAGAAAGTGCTAAAGAATATTATTATGATAGAAAGGAAGAGATTTTAGAAGAAAGGAAAGAATTTTATAAAGATAATAAGGAACATATATTAGAAGAACGTAAGGAATATTATAAAGAAAATTATAAAACTAAGATTGCGGTTAAAAGGCAAGCAAAAGAAACATGTGAATGTGGAATGATTGTAACACATTACTGTATGAAAAAACATCAGAAATCTGAAAGACATATGGTATTGATGGAAAAGTTGTCAAGAGAAGGCGGTGGTGGCGATTTCGCAAAAATAGTGATAGTTGAAGATGATGATGACGAGAATGATGAAGAAGAATAAATCAATCCTTATTTAAAATCTTCATCTTCGTTTAATTTTTCCTTATTTTTTCATAATATTCTTATATTCTTCATGATATTTTTTTCTTTTCTTTAGATAAATGGAAAAAGAGAAAGAAAAAGAAAAAGAAAAAGAAAAAGAAAAAGAACAAGAGATTCGATATAATAATGGTGTGACTGAAATAAAAACAGATGAATTTAAATATAAACATAAAAGTTTTTTTGGACGTGAAAAAGATTTTAATTTATACACTGATTTTCAAAAAATTAAAGACTATATTATAAATTTAAACTTGCTTGCTCGTGGTGGTCATATAGCTAATTGGGAAAAATACAAAAAAGATATTGAAAATACTACATTACATGCAGATGAATATTTTATAGGTGTTGATATTTATAGTATTTCAAATTATCATGGATATAGTTTTTATTGTCAAAAACCAGGTGGAATACAAATTTATATTTTTTACACAAATTACGGAAATATTATAGAAATATTTATGGAATTACAGGATGGTGGGTTTGAACCATTATACAAATATATAGTAATAAAAAATGATCGTAAATTAAACTTAGAACAAATAAATTTGTTAAATAATATACTATCATGTTCAGAATCTTTTGGAAGAGAAACACTTAAATGTGTATATCTAACTTCTTCATTTATTAATAATATTCTAAATACAGTTATATACAAATATGTCGGAATACCAAGGAGACCTGAAGAACCAAGACCACCAGAAGAAATAAAAAAAACAGAAGAACCAAGATCAGAAGTACCAGAAGATGGTAAAAAGAAAAAATCACGTAAAAAGAAAAAATCACGTAAAAAGAAAAAATCACGTAAATTAAATTCTCGTAAAAAGAATAAATAAGACTTCTTTAATTATAAAAATAATTAAAGAAATAATGCAATGATTTTTATTATGCTGTAACAAATAATTCATCCTATATACTTATCTTTATCACCGCTCGTCTCTTTTTATATCTAAATATTATAAATTGTGTTTGTATTTAAAATATTTTTAGTTTTATCTTTCTTTCTATATAATAAAAAATGGTTAGAAAAGCATTATTGATTGGAATAAATTACATAGGAACTGAATACGAACTCAATGGTTGTATTAATGATGCTAAAAATCTTAGATCTTTTTTAACTGATAATTGTCTTTTTAAAAATGAAAATATCAAAATGTTGTCTGACGAAGATTCATTAAATTTACCTAATAGAAGTAATATGGTAAATGGGATAAAATGGTTAGTATCAAATAATTTACCTGGTGATAGTTTATTTTTCTTATATTCAGGTCACGGAGGATATATTAGAGATAGAAATTTAGATGAAAGTGATGGTCGCGATGAAACTATAATTCCTTTAGATTTTGAAACATCTGAACAAATAACTGACGACTGGTTATTTACTAATATGGTTTCTAAAGTACCAAAAGGTGTAAATTTAAATTGTTTCTTTGACAGTTGTCATTCAGGAACAGCGATTGATTTGAAATATAATTATAAATCAAATTGTATCTTTAAAAAAGGAAAACTTACAGAAAATGTAATTACTTATAAAAATGATGAATGGTCTGATAGTTTTAATTTTTCAATAGAAAGAACAAAGGATGTAGTTGGGAATATTTGTTTATTTTCCGGATGTCAGGATAAGGAAACGTCGGCTGATGCTTTTATCAATAATAAAGGGCAGGGTGCTTTTACTTTTTGTTTACTTGAAACTTTGAAACAAAATTTAGTAAAAATGGATGATGGAACATTTAGATATAGGAACGGTGTATTGAAATTAAGAAATATTTTGAAAGAAATAAATGGAAGACTTGATATAAATGGATATGAACAAAATACACAACTTTCTTTGAGTAAAAAAGAAAATTTTGAAACTATGTTGAATTTTTAATTTCGAGCGATAAAAAAATATATTCTAAAAAAATTGAAAAAAATATATTTTTTATTTAAAAAAATCACACACATTACAACAAATGTCTCCTTACTTATATCAATCATATTATCAAGACGAAGACGATGATGATGAAATGCCTGCTCTTGAGAGTGAAGAAATGTCCGATGATGATATAGATTATCGTGGCGGCGGTCAATTAAATCGTTCATACGAACAATCTATTACGTATAATGTATTATATAATGAATTGTATAACGAATTGTATGGAATTGATGGTATTCGGAGAGGTCAACATTTATTTAGAAATGACCCAAACCCAGCCGAAGATGACGAGAATGATAATCAAACTTATATTGATGACGACGATGATGAAATGCCAGAACTTGTTTCAGGTGACCAAAGTATGGAAGTTTTAGATGGAGATAATTAATATGTTATATGTAAAAGAATGATTAAATGCAAAAAAAATATAGTAGTTTAATTTTTATTATTAAAAAAGTAATAAAAATATTTTTCTTACCTTGAGTATCTCTGTTGAAATTGATTCATTACATTTTTAGACATTAAGGATTTTTCAGTTTCAGCTATTCTCATTTCATTTTGTTTTCTTTCAAATGTTGGGATTGATCCTGAATTTTCAAAACCACCTCTTTGTCTTCGTTCTTCTAAATAGTAATCTCTACTTGAAATATTCGATTCACCTATTTTATTTTCATTTGCAAAGAAGTTTGTAGCCACAGTTTTTCTTTCGTTTTCTCTGATATATTCAGGTTTTATATTTTTCTGTGTATTATATTTAATATTTGTGTTGGTTTGGTATTCAGGTAGATTTCTTTCAAGTTCAATATTTTTGTGTATGAATGAAACTTTAGCGTTGCCTATAATATTTGTTTTTGTTTGATATTCAGGTAAATTTCTTTCAAGTTCTATATCTTTGTGAATGAAATTGACATTTTTTCTAGTTCCATTCGAATTTGTTCTAGTTTGATGTTCAGGTAGATTTCTTTCAAGTTCTATGTCTTTGTGAATAAAATTTGTATCTTTTCTGGAACCATTGGTATTTGTTCTCGTTTGATGTTCGGGTAAATTTCTTTCAAGTTCTAGGTCTTTGTGAATGAAATTGACATTTTTTCTGATTCCATTCGTATTTGTTCTCGTTTGATATTCAGGTAAATTTCTTTCAAGTTCTAAATCATCGTGAATAAAGGAAACTTTTTTACTGTCACCCATTAGATTTGAATGAGCTTCATATTCAGGTAAATTTCTATCAAGTAGTTCAAAATTTTCATAAATGTGATTTGTTTTTTCAATACCTGAAAGTGTGGTAGTATAGTTAATTGAATTTGTATCTTTTGTTTTCAAGTCATTTAAATCTAGCATATCTTCGTCTAAGAATACTCCGTTGTCTACATAACTTCCAATGTTACTATATACAGAGTGAGCATTGGTATCTTGTATGTATTTATCAGAATTAAAATTTTCTTCATTTAATGTTTGATGTTTTACTTCTTGTAGATTTGGTTGAGCGGAAACAGTTGTGTAATTTTCATTGATACCTTTAGTTGGGTCTTGTACAAAAAGTTCTGTATGTCTGTTCATACTGCTAATGTTAGGAGTGGCTTTTTTATGAGCTATTTCTTGTATACTACTTTTAGTGTGTACGAATGGTTCTTGAAATGGTTTTTGAAGTAGATAAGTTTTTGTAGATCTGACTTGTGATGAAACTATTTTTTCGTGTACATTTCTGGTTGAATTTACATTTCTAGAGTTGCTTAATTCTTTTAGATTATGGGGCATTCCAGGGTTTGAGATTGCAAAAGTTGTGTTTCTAGGCATTCTAGAAAGAGGTAGTAAATCTTGTGGTGCTTGAACGGGTGGATGAAAATCACCATCTTTATTGATTGTGTAAGGTAAGAAAGCTTGTTGATTACCAAAATTTTGTTGCGAACCTCCAAAATTTGAATAGTTAACGCTTACACTGGGGTTTACACCTCTTGCAAATCTTAAAATTGCTTCGGCAGAACGATCTGAGTTATCAATCATTTTTGTGATTTCATTGGTGTCACCGACCTTATCAATTCTTCTCATCATTATAGATCTTGGTGGTTCTTTCATTATATTCATATTTGTACCCCAAGACCCAACTGAAGGTAGAGTAACTTTTCCACTATTTGTAATTGCTGAGTATGATAACATTATTTATTATATTATTTATTTATATTTGGATAAAGTTTATAAATTAAATACAAAAAAAATCTTTATATGTTAAAAAAATGAAATAGAAATAACCAGAAAAAAATAGATTTATCGGATTTATTAAAAGTTGAAATAAATGATATCATTCGAAACATCATCAATTTTATAAACGGTTAAATCGAAATATTATTTGAATTAGGAAGAATAAAAAAAAAATTGATATATGTGAAAAAGTTCATACTCATTTCAAACTTCAACTCACTCTTTCTTTAAATCCAATTATGTAGTTCAAACACACGACCAATGCTTGGTCGCAGGTTTTGACCAAGAAAAAATTGATTTTATTTACGTTAATTATTTTTGCAATTTTATTTTTATTTTTATTTTTATTTTTTATTTTCAACAAAGACATCATAAGTAATTTATAAATTGCAGAAAGAAGACTTCATTTAATTTTTATCACTTATACATTTGAGTCTATACCACGCTTGATTTAATACATGTATTTTTATAATGTTTATACACTTTCTTACAGATCGTTTTTTATTAAATTCTTCTTTACTTATAAATAGATCTGGTTCAAGAACATAAATAAATTCCCTTCTAATTTGTATATAATCATCTATATTTGGTAAATCGAGATGATTTTTAATATACCTTCTCAATCTTTGATAAATGACATTTACAGCTTCAAAATCAAACTTGTGTTTTTTAAATAAATATTTGACAAGTTTTACTTTAGCATTTGCAGTGCAATATTCTAATTGTTTTTCGATAGGTAAATCTTTTAGATACATTTGTAATACGTTTATAAATTTTAATATAATAATTCAATTTTTAATTAAACTAGTGGTTTTAAATAAATCGTTTTTTGGTTAAATAATGTGAGTAAAACTTGTCCTACTATGAGAAAGTATCTAGAGGATGCTTGTGAAATAGACGAAATACTAAAAACTGATCTAACAAAACTGAAGTTTTTTGAGGAAGAAAAAGTTGACTATGTTATTGATACTAGTAAATACAAACTTATATTAAATGATATTATGATTACAGCTCGCCCTGAAGATGGCTTTATTAATGCAACTCAACTCTGTAAAGCTGGTGGAAAAAAATTCAATCATTGGTCTAGCTTAGAATCTACTAAAAAATTAATTGAAGCCTTGAAACAGGATAAAGAAAGCGTTGCCGGGATTCCGGCAACGAATTTCATGGAGATAATTCAAGGTGGTGAAGCTAAATTACAAGGGTCTTGGATTCATCAAGATTTAGCTATTCATCTTGCAATGTGGATTTCACCTGAGTTTTCTATTCAAGTTTCTAGATGGACTAGAGAAATTATTTATACCGGTAAAGTTGATATTCAACATAAGAAAAATGAAGCTGAATTATTAAAGCTTCAAAATGCTTTTTCAAAACAGCTAATTGAAAATAAAAAATTACAGAAAAAGGTAGTTTGTAGAGTAGCAAGAGAAAAATTTGGTAACGGATTTTATATGTATATAGTCCAAACTGACTCAACAAAGATTACACGTAGGTATAAAATCGGTAAAACTAAAAATCTTGAGGAAAACTTAGCTTTCTATAACCGTTTAGAACCTTCCGAATATGTATTTTATATGAATTGTAATTCTGAACATATGATGGATAGTACTGAAACATTTGTTCATTCTTGTTTATCTAAATGTAGAGAATATGCAAATCATGAATATTTTATACTTCCAGAAGATAAGGAAACAACTTTTTTCATTAGAATAATACAAAATATTATAAATGCTGGAAATAATTTATCAGAAAATGGTGTTGTCTGTGAATTAGCTTTATAAAAAATAATATAAAAAAAATAATATAAAAAAAATAAATTAAGGATTAATAAAAAGAAATGTCAGTTAATAAAAATAAATCTAAATTATTATCAAAGCCTCAGTCTGAATTTAATTGGAAAAATATTAAAACTTGTGCCGATAAAATAGAAGATATTCCATTATCACAAAATCATAAAGTCACAAAATCAAAGTTTGATTTACCCTCTTTGAGAGCAGCATTTTTAAAAGGTAAAATTTTAAGATCTCATACAATTTTAAAATGTGCATTTTTACATCAACCCCCAGATGATTTAGTAAGAACTTCAACAGGTGAAATGGAAACGGCAGTGGATGAAAATGGTGTATCTATTCCTTTGGATCCACTACAATTAGAAGTTGATAATATGGAGATAATTCCTGCTATTATTCATACAATTACAACAAGATTACAACCAATTGTTAATATTAAATTTAGTTTTTATGAAGATGAAGAAAGTAAAAAGTTGTGGAATCCAAATGTTTCAGATATTAGAATATCGTTTGATCCAAATGGTGGAGCATGGTCATTATTAGGTCGAGATATTCTGAATTCAAAAACACAAAAAGAAAAAAACAAGGCAACAATGAATTTAGGTTGGTTTGACGTCCCGACCACTTTACACGAATTTTGCCACAGTCTCGCAATGACCCACGAGCATCAGAACCCAATTGGTAAGACAATAAACTGGAATGTCGATCGCGTCCATCAATGGGCTGAAGAGAGCCAGGGATGGGATGCAAAAACAACTGATACAAATATCATTAAGAAATATACTAAAGATCAGATTAATGGGTCGGAATATGATCCCAAATCTATAATGTTGTATTTTTTCCCTGGAACATTGGTTAATAATGACGAGGGTGAATGTTGTGGTAACGGAACACAGCAAAATTTGCAATTTTCGCCTTATGATGTTTTATTTTTGAATAAAATTTATCCCACCAAAGGTCAAAATTTGACACCTGAACAATTTACAGTAAAATTTTTTAATGATAATTTTAATCAGGTTATTGATATTGAAAATTTAAAAACACAGGTTCAAAAAAATAATGAAAGAGAAGGTGAAAGTGATTCAAACGATACAGAAGAAGAATCTGCACAAAAAATAGAAAAAGCAAAGAAAAATAAGGAGAAATTTGACGACGAAGAAGAAGAATTTCCAATTATAATAGAGGATTTAGGTGATTCCAATCATGCGATTCAACATAAAAATACTGAAGATATAAAAAAAGAGGAATATAAGCCCATAAATAAAAAACGTTATAAAAAGGGTGAAACTAGTTTTTATTCATCAAAAATATTTATTATATTAATAGTTTTATTGTTTATTTTTATAGGGTATTATTTGATAACTAATTGTATGGCTACTGATGATTCTGTTAAACAAGAATTTGAGAAATTATAAACCAAAAAATAATATATTTAAAGATTAAAATAAAAACTACTAAAATAAAACAATGTCACAATATAAAAAAATATCAACTTTTGGTGAAAAAAAAATTGAATCGGAAGTTGTCATTCCGAAAATATTAAAAATTGAGGATAAAATGCATTTAATACAAAATTATAAAGTTTGTGTTGTGGATGTTTATGCAGACTGGTGTGGTCCGTGTAAAATTGTTTCACCCCTTTTTTCTCAATTATTTAAAAAATATAATATTCCTGGTATTTGTATTCTTGCAAAAGAAAATGTCGATCTTAATTTATCTCCTAATATTCAGGTTGTTCCATCTTTTCAATTCTTTTTATATGGTCAATTAGATTCAGTTATATCAGGTGCAGATATAACGTTGGTTGAGAACAAAATTATAGAATTAATTAATTCACCTACGCCGACTATTCCTCCAACAACTTCTGAAACAACACCTCCACCTTCATCGCAACCTCCTCCTCAGCCTTTACCACCTCAATTGCAACCAAATTTTCAATACCAAACCCCTCCTCCTCCACCTCAAATGAATAATAATCCAAGTCAAACACAATCAGAAGGATTTCAACATGCTCATAATGTAAAACAAGAATTTTATGAAAAACCTCCACAATTGCCAATTCAATTACCAATTCGAAGAAAATCTTAAGTCACAGTAATTTTAAAATTAAACAAAATTTTAAAATATAAAAAAATTTTAAAATATAAAAAAATTATACTTATAATAAAAATGGACGAAGATGAAATTGAATTAATAGAAGATATTTATATTCCAAGAAATAATGAAACTGAAAGATTAGGATCGAATCCATATATACTAGAAAAAAAATATATAAAAAAACCATCAACAAAAGCAGATTTAAAGCACAATCTTGAACTTATTATGAATGATACTGATTTAGATAGACCAGAGTATTATGGATCAATAAAGTCGTTATCACATGATGTATTTAGATTAGCAAAAATTGTAGAAAATTTAGTAGATAAACATAAAGACGGATCAAAAAGAAAAAAGAAAAAAAACAGCGTAAAAAGAAAAAAGAAAAGCGTAAAAAAATTAAGAACATAGTTCAAAATTATCATTTATTTTAAAAAAAATTGCTAAACATAATACAAACAAGAAAAATTCCACTGTAAAAGAAGAAAAAAATTACATTGTTTTTTAAAGACTTCCAAATAAAATTAAATAAATGAAAAAAAAATTGTATTTGAAAATAGAAAATAATTTTGATTTGCACGTGTTGACAAATGTTGAAATATATAGAAATGTAATAATAGAAGGTTTAGAAGAAAATACTCTTTTGTATAGATTCACTACAAACTTTTTAAAAAGATCTGGGTTTGATTTTATAAAAACTGATGTTTCTTCTATTATTAAATTTAGAAATACAAAAATAAAAAAAATTGCATTTCATATATATTTTTTTTGTGTTAGGGGAACAAGTACAGCATTATATGACTATGCTCATTATTCTGAATCTATTTTACAATGTGAAAGTATTTTTGTAGCACCAAAATCATCGATAAAGGAAAATAAAAATGTTGATATAGCACTAAAAAAATTTCAGAAACGTTTTAAAATTTTTTATTATGATGATATGATGGATTTGGATAATATATTGGAAAAAGAAGATTGTGATATGTTATATGTTATAAAGTATGGTACAAACGATGGTGTGTATTCTACTAAAATAAAAACATGTGTGCACTGTGTTTTTGACATGTCTCAAAATCATGGTAATGTGTATGCGGGAGTATCGGAACAAATTGCTTCAAAATTTGGAAATAATAATTTATATGTTCCACATATGGTGATTGAACCTTTTCAAAATAAAGAAAATCTTAGAGAAAAATTAGGAATTCCATTAGAATCAAAAGTTTTTGGTTATCATGGAGGAAGTGATTCTTTCAATATTCACTTTGCGATAAATGCAGTGAAAAAAGCATCAAGATTATTTCCTGATGTATATTTTTTATTTGTTAATATTCCAAGATTCGATAATAATAATCCTAGAGTTATTTTTTTAAATAAAATAGTTGAGATTGAAGATAAAGCTATGTTTATAAATACATGTGATTGTTGTCTAGAAGCTCAAAGTTTAGGACAGTCATTTGGACTTTCTTTATCAGATTTTAGTGTAAATAATAAACCTATAATAACTTATGGAGGTATTGTTTTGAATGATAATTATAAAAAAATACTTGGTGATAAGGCAAATTATTATTATGAAGAAGAAGATTTGATTGAAATTTTAAAAGAATTTAATAAAGAAGAGTATGAAAATAAGGATTTAAATTGTTATAAGGAATATAGTCCTGTAAAGGTTATGAAAATTTTCAAAGATATTTTCTTATTGTAAAAAATTTATATAACAACAATGGTTGAAACCGAATAAGAGGGGAGGGTTCACGATATTTTCAAAAATGTATATTTGTTATTGATTGACAATGACAATCAATAAAAATCTCAAAAGTTTTTTCTAATGAAGATAGGACAAAACGTTTCACATTTATTTTTAATTTCTTTGCTGAATGAAACTTTCTTCTCAATGTTTTTTCTAATTATCATTAAAGGTAAGTATATTTTTCTAATTACTAATGGATATTTCATTTCTTAATAAAAGGCTATTTTTTAAATATATTTATAATCTTCCTATTTTTTGAGTGTGTTTCGCATAATTTTTTTTCTTTTTCTAAGCATCTCGAAGCTTTTCTTGAAATCAGAATTTTAACAGAGTGGTGAAATAACTTTCTCCGTTTATTTTATATCCAACAATTTTAATACCATGTGAATTTTCATTGTTGATATTTACATAGAAATTATTTATTTCAGAAGGATTTTCATAAGCAAATAAGTTACAGTTAAAATATTCAAATCCTCCCTCTGGTTCAACATAATATCCAGAGTTGTATTTCTTTCTGGTCCAATCTATACCAATTTGGCTTGCATTTTCAAAACTATTTGTGTTTTGAGCAATAAAAATTTGGTTATTACTAATTCGATCATTTTTAAAAAAATAGGGTTGTATTAAATTTGGATTTATAAAATCATATAGAGAATATTTATTGAGTTCAGTATTTTCTTCTTTTTCTTTCAACCATTTTAAAGTAAATTCTTGATTTTTTAAAACAACTTGATTTGGAAAATTTTCAAAATCTTCTGTATCTAAGTAAAAATTTTTTAAAAAAGTGTTCTCTCTATAGTTTAGAATTGAAGGAAAATTTCTTGTTATTTCAAGTCGTAGACTGTATAAAAGTCTTTTTAAAATTTCGTTTGAATTTATGATCATTTTTTCTTGTCTCATTATATCAGAGTTTTGGAGAGAGAAAATATTTTTCATTTTTTTGTATGAAAAACTTGTATCGATTATTATAAACTTTCTTACAAATCCTTCTATTAAATTTTGGTCAGCGTTTTCTGTATTAATAATTGGATTTTCATTCATTTTTTGATGAATATAAATAGAATATAGCCAAAAAATATATTCTGTAAGATATTTTGCTAGTTTTTTATTGAATTTAAATGAATCTATCTGACTTCTTGAACCAATTAAATTATTAAGAGTCAGTGAAGTTTTTTCAATTATTCTTTTTGCAAAATGTAAATTGTTTGATATTCCGTTACACATGATAATTACATCTAAAGTTCCAAATTTTCCGTGAATTTCAGATAGTACATCATTCAAAACAATGTGTTTTATTGAAGTTAGTTTTAAATAATTGAGAACTAATTCTTCTAGATATCTTTCATTTGAGATTGAATAATATCTTTCATCGTTATCAATATTTAGTGGTGTGAATGGAGTTTTAAAAATCATTGAAAAAAGTATATTATTATAATTAATATTTATTATTCTTGTTTTACCCTTATTGTCTACAAATTGTGATACAATGTTTAATTTTTCTATTTTTTCATAATCATTTTCTTTGATGTAGTATACATTGTCTAATTTATTGAACATATTTATTACTTTTTGTGAAATTTCTGAATCGTAGTCAAATTCGCATTGTATATCATGTGCAGATTTATTATTCGATAAAGCAATTATTTCACATTGTGGGTATTCTGATGCATCACTTTCACTACCTTTATGAACATATATGAAAACACATTTGTTTTTATTTTCTTTTTTATAATATCCTTCTTTAAAAAATGGTATTTTTAGATATTCATTATTATCATCATCTCTAACAAAAATAAAAATATTATATTTATAGTATTCTTCAAGTATTCTGACGTAGCTTAATGGATTAAAATATGTATTGACTTGTTTTATATCGCTTTGAATATTTTTCACAGTGCTTTCGGCATTTTCTTGTTTAGATAATATGGCCATTTTAGAAAATAATTGTCGTCTTAAATCTTCGGTGTACAACCAAAAACTATCATCTCTTTCAGATAAAAGATGAATTGTTTGAATACAATCTATAAAACTATTTGGGCTTCTCTTTACACCAAATCTGTAAAAGGTATAGTTGATATCATTCTGTAAATTTTCAAAGAATAGATTTAATTTGGGAGGTAACATTCCACTACATAGTTCCTTTACAAATTTATTTGTTTTAATTTTATCCTGTTGATGCTTTACTAGTTCATTTTTAATATCTTCTATTTTTTTATTTGCAATATATTCTTTTTTATCATCTTCATCCTCTTCTTCTTCATCTTCACCCTCTTCTTCCTCTTCTTCAATATTTTTTTCTTCTTCGCTATCATCTTCATTATTTTCAAATTTAAATAAATTAAATATACTGGGAGACTTTTTTTTCAAATGTTTTATTTTATTTTTTGTATTTTGACGTATTTTAAAACAACAAGGTAAATGTTTAAAAAGTTGTTTATTTTTTAGTTTGTTTTCTTTCATTCCAGGAAAAGTTTTTCCCAATTTTATATTTCTATCGACATTACAAATATATCTTCTAGGATCAAAACCATTCATTTCTTTCTTTGGGAATATTAATATATCTGTTTTTTCGTCTAATGATTTTTTGTACAAATTATTTGGACTTAATGGTTTTCCAGATGATAAATGTTCTTGGTAATTTTCATAATCCTTATCAATATTTTGAGGATATTGTTGACAAATATTTCTAATATATTTCCCTTTAATGAAAATACCCGGTTCTAGTTTTTCCAAGTCTTTTGCTTTTGAATTTAGTGATTTTGTATTTTCCTTTTGTTTTTTATTTTTTTTTGTTGTATCTTCAAAATCATCTAAATATATTTTGTATATTCTTGCAATATTATCGAATTCCAAGTAATATTTTTCTAATAATCTACTAAGTATATATTGAAATTTTTCGACATTTTTTTCATTTGAACATTTTGTAATGTGAATTCTTATATATGAATTTTTAGAAAAATATTCATCATCTTCGTCATCATTATTTTTATATTTATCATCCTTTTGTTCTATTATACTAGCAGTAATTTCACCTGTACTTTCATGATTAAAATGAAGAGTTGTTTTAGAAAATGGAATTCCTTTACTTTCATCGATTGTTATAAAATTGCTAAAAATGTCATTTGACATTATAAGATCACATAAAACTGTTTTATTTAAATTTTTATTTGGAAAATCGAATATACCTCTAATCAAACTACATTTTTCAGATATTATTTTAACTTCATGTTCTGGAAATATACTAAAAAAAGTGTTCATTACATTTTCTTTTGAAATTTGATTTATATTGAAATCAAACATTACATTAAAATCACTATTTATAACAACCTTTACAAATGAAGAATCATATTCTTTTTCTAACTTTTTTTTCATCTTTTGTTCAAGTTTTGTTTCATCTTTTGTTTTTTCTTTTTCTTTTTCTTTTTCTTCTTCCTCTTCTTCCTCATCTTCCTCATCTTCCTCATCTTCTTCTTCTTCATTTTCTTCTTCTTTCTTTTTACCTTCTTTTTCAGGTTTAATTTTTCTTTTGATTCTCTTTGTTTTTAAAATATATAAAACTATTTTATCTTCATCATTTATTATCCAATGATCAGGTGCAATAAAATCTCCAAATATTTTATAAAATCCATTACATGAAGCAAATTGAATATTTGTATTAAGTTCAATAAAATTAAAAATATCAAGAATAGAAAAAATTGGAGGAATATCAAGTTTTATTTCAATTACATTTTCTTCCAATTGAAAATCAGTGTGTTTAATACCATCTAAATCCATTATTTCATTAATTGAATTTAATATTTTACTTTCTTTTAATAAGTTGGTTTGAATATTTTTTTCAAAAACTTGAATGTATTTTTGATAGTCAGTTAATTTTAAAAGTAGCTCTTTCTCATTAAATGGTATTTGTAGATTTCTTAGAGATACATACAATCGGTCTAGTATACTACTTATAAACATATCAACAAATCCACCCATTGAATTGTAACTTTTCAAATTATCAATGAAATTTTTGTTATATATGATAAATGGTGTTATAATATCCTCGTAAACACTGAATGGTAAAGTAAATTTAGAAATTATGTCATTATGTAATTCTGTAAAATCATATCTCGTCGAAACATAAATTTTTATCGTATCAAGTAAATCTTCCACTATATATTTTTCATTTTCATTAAAAGATTTTGGAAATCCATTTGGAAAATATAAATATTTTGGTAATGTTCCAAGCGCAATACCAATTTTATTTGTTATAGTTTTTTCTGAATCAAGTTCTGTTATAATAATTTGTTTGTTGTTAAAAAATACATTCATTATTATCCTTTTTATTATCATAAGTTTTTTTTTATATTTCCATTAAAAAATAAAAAATACTTGAAAGATTACTTAACAAAATGTCTTGTTAAGTAATTTAAATAATTTTTTTAATAATTTAAACCTTTGTTGTATTTGGTTGTTGACCGCTAATAGAATTCATATATTCTGGTAATCCATCAGCGAAAGATTGCAAATCTTTTAAAGTTCTTCCACCATTGTAAATAATTCTCTTTCCTTCAACATAAAGCATATAACTTGGAAAACCTACTAATTCTGGATAAATTTTGTTCATTTTATTTTTTAAATTCGCAACTTCAGGAATTGTGCTATCCGCTTGTATTGTTGCAACAATAAAATTGGGATTTTTCTCTGCAAATTCTTGAAAATCTGGTTTAGCCATTTTACAAAATCCGCAAAAATTTGCTTGTAACATTATAAACATAGGTTTATCCTTCGGTATAAGTGGGTTTATAATATTTCCTTCATCATCAAAATCAGTTGAATCCAAATAAACTACTGGTCTTGTTAAATAATCCATTTTTTTTTATTATATACTTTTTTTTTATAAACCATTTTTTTATTTTATTTTTTAAAACTATTACGATTGTTATATTACAACACAATAGATAGATTTATTTAAATATATAAAATTTATGAAATAATTTTTTATTAAAATAAAGAAATAATGGAAAGTGATATCTTAGAATTTTTACCCAAGTATTCAAATATTCATAACTTTGAAAATGAAATATTGAATCCATATGATAATTTTAACTTATCAATTGCGTCAAAAAAAGAATTTCTAGATGAAAAAATATTTAAAAATGATATTCCAGTTGAAGGTGAAAAATTATTTAAAGCACAAAAATTTGTAATGAAATTTTTATCATCATATACTCCGTATGATCAATTGCTTTTATTTCATGAGATGGGAGTTGGTAAATCGAGAGCAACAATTTCTGCAATAGAGAATATAAAAAAAGAAAATTATTATAATTTTGATGGTGCTATTATAGTTGGAAAAGGTAAATCTATATTGAAAAATTTTAAAGATGAAATTGTTCAATATACTGATGAATATTATCCACCTAATTATGAAAATTTATCTGAAAATTTGCAAAAATTAAGATTGAATGCTTCTATTAAAAAATTTTATAATTTCAAAACATTTGTAACTTTTGCAAATACATTAAGTGGATATAGTAATGAAAGAATTAAAGAAGAATTTTCAAATAAAATTATTGCAATTGATGAAATTCATAATCTTAGAGAAGATTTAAATAAAAATACAAATAATATCTGGTATTATGATGATATAAAAAAAGAATGGTTCAATCCATTAACGAAAATTTCTTCTACGAGTAAACCACAAAAAATGAATAAAAGTTGGATTGCTGTTAAAGATAAGAATAAGAATAAATTTGTTTATAAAAATAATAAGGATGATTCAATTCAAGAAAATCATCCTTATAATGTTAATCCTTACAAGGAGTTTCATAGATTAATACATAATATTAAAAATTCTAAGGTTATATTATTATCTGGAACTCCAATGAAAGATAGTTTTAAAGAAATAGCTAGTGTAATGAATTTAATATTACCCATTGATGAACAGTTACCTGTAAAATCGGATTTTATCAGAATGTATTTTAAAAAAAATGGTGATTTCTATGATTTAAAGGACGATTCAAAAAAGAAAGAATTAAAAGATAAATTTAAAGGTCGTGTTTCATATTTAAAAGCAATTACATCAGAAGTCCAAAAAAAGTTTGTTGGTAAAAAAGTTCCATCTTTAAAATATTTCACTGTTTATCCAGTTACAATGTCAGATGAACAGTCAGAAGTTTATAAAACTGCTTATAAAAAAGATAACAAGAAATTTAAAAATTTTGACAAAGAAGATTTATCAACAGAAAATGATGAGGAAGACGAAGAATTTGAAGGAGACGAAGAAGGAGATTTTGAAGATATAGATGAAGAAGAAAAAAAGGAAGAAGAAAAGGATGAAAAGGAGGAAGAAGAAGAGGAAGAGGAAGAAGAAGAGGAAGAGGAAGAAAAAGAGGAAGAGGAAGAGGAAGAGGAAGAAGAAGAGGAAGAGGAAGAAGAGGAAGAAGAGGAAGAGGAAGAAGAAAAGGAAGAAAAAAAGGAAGAAGAAGAAAAGGAAGAAGAAGATGATCAAACAATATATGTTAAGTTTAAATTTGGTTCTAATGTAATTGGATATGGGTTCATTTTAGATAAAAAGTTATATAAGGATTTTCAAATTACCAATTATAATGAAAATGACATTTATGTATTTGAACTAAAATACGATATTAAAGATGATAAAGTTTTCTTTAAATTTAAAGATGCAAATATACTTAAAATTTCTGAAGAAAACATAGAATATTCTTTTAAATCAAATAAATTAGAAGATATTGCAACACTTATATTAAATGATTTATCAAAAAATGAAGAAGATGAAGAAGATGAAGAAGATGAAGAAGATGACAATAAAAGAAATTTAGTTAGACGAAGATTTGGTAGAATAGGAAATTTTAGAGATGTTTTTAAATCAGTTGGTCAGAAAAAATTATTTGATGGTGCAAACAATGATTCAACTTCATCTTTTTATTATCATTCGAGACAAGCATCTTTATTTATATTTCCAGAATCAGATGGAAATTACACATATGGAAAAGCTGGATTTCAAAAATATGTAAAACGTTCAAAAAGTGGAAATTTTAGTTTATCAAGCGAAATAATATCTGCGTTATCAGGAAATACTAATGAAGAAAAACTTGAAAAATTACAAAAGTATTCACCAAAATATGCTGAAGTCATTAAAAAATTATTGGAAGCTTATGATAATAAAAAATGCTCTTTTGTTTATTGTAATTCAGTTACTGGAAGTGGTTTAATACTTTTTTCATTATTATTAAAAATTTTTGGATTTTCTAGTGCATCAGGTAATGAAAAAACCAAAGGTAAACGTTTTGCATTTTTTCTAACGAGTGGTTCAGATTTCTCCAACCTTAAAGATAAATTTAATAAATATGAAAATAGACATGGAGAATATATTAGCGTAGTTCTTGGTTCTAGATCAATATCAGAAGGATATTCTTTTAAAAATATTTTAGAAGAACATATAATTACTCCACATTATAATTATGCAGAAATTGACCAATCGATTGCAAGAGGATTTCGATTTAAATCACATATGCATTTAGTACAGGATTGTAAAAAAAAATTGAATGATCTTGGATATAATTATGATTTGGATAATTTAGAAGATATAAATCAAGTGATTGATGATTGTCAAACGGAAAATATTGAATTTCCCGAATTAAAAATTTTTCAATATGTAGCCATATCAAACGACAAAAAAACTCCATCAGTTGATATTGAATTTTACAAAATATCAGAAATAAAAGATGTAAATATCAAAAAAATCGAAAGAATAATGAAAGAAGCAGCCGTTGATTGTTCAATCAATAAAGAAAGAAATTTATTAACTGGTTATAATAATTTGAGAGAATGTGAATACATGGAATGTCAATATGAATGCGATGATATAAAAAGAAATTTCAAACCGATAGTAGATGATACAACAAATTTTATCTATCATTTTAAAAATTCAAAAAGTTACAATGATATTAAAACTAAAATTTTAGATATATTTAGAATAACTTTTAAAATTGATTTTGATATTTTAAAACAAATATTTCCATCAGTGAAAAAAAATTATTTGCTTCAAATTTTATATGATTTAATTGTCGATAAAGAAAGAATTTTAAATAAATATAACATCCACTGCTATTTAAAAGAACATAATAATATATTTTTTCTAACCGATGATTTTTCAGATAATGATGTATTAGTAGAATTTTATACTAAAAATCCGAATGTTGTTGAATACGATGCATTTGATAAATATTTTGAAAAATTAACATTGGAAAATGCACCAAATCTAATAGATTCATTATTTAAACTTGACGTAAAACATAAACGTTTTAAAAAGAGAATTTTAGGAATTTTGAAGAAAATAGATATGGAATCGCAGGAATTACTATTAGAATACTGTATAATAGCTAATGAAAATAAAACAAAAACAAATGAATTTCATAGAAATTATTTATTAACAGAGGTTTTTATTGGAAAATTTAAAAAAATTAACAATATTTATATCTCATGGTTATTGTTTGATGAAAAGATAAAAAATTATAACAAGTTGAGATGTTTAAAAAATATAAATGATGGATGGAAGAACTGTGATGATGACGAAGTAGAACTTTTCATAAATAAAGATGAAAATGTAGATGTTGAAAATATTAAAAATAATCCATATGGTTACTACGGTGTTCTTGAAAAGGATAAAAAGACTGAATCTATGAATTTTAAACTAGTAAAAATTTTAAAAGAAAAGACAACAAAAAAGAATAAAATTCCTTCTGGAAAAGTTTGTTATACATTTGATATGTTTGAACTAATAGATATATTAGAAAAGTTAGAAATTCATCCATCTACAGAAGATGATAAACTATGGAAAAAATTACAAAAAAGTAGTAAAACTGATATATCATATATGAAGCTTAAAAAGAATTTAAAAAATAAAATTGATGAGACTGAAGAAGTTGACATGATTCGTAAATACATTTTTTGGTATGACTTTGATAGAAAAATTTTATGTGATAAAATATTCAAAGTTATGAAAGATAAAGGTTTGATAATACAATAATAATTTTAGATTTTTTTTAGTCTACAAAAAAATGATTTTTTTATTAAAAAAATAGATTGAATATCACGATGTTATCATATAATTTTTTATTTTCAGAAGTTATATCTGAATTGAAAAGAAAAAAATGGATTGATTTTGATTTTCATAGAAATAGGTTTATTGAAACATTGAATAAAATAAAAAATTTAGAATGGATTGAAGTTGACGCTGTTAAATACGAAAATATATTTAATCCTGTGTCATTTGAAGTTCCTCCGTTAAGATCTTCAAGATATGGGCATTATAATTTTGTAAAATGTTTCCCCAGTACAAGTACATGTACTGAATGTTATAAATATTTTTGTATTTGTTGTTCTGAGGGTACAAATTGTATGTATGGAGAGAAATGTAAAACTCGTAGATGTTTTGAAATGTTGAATAGATATCATCCTGAAATATATGATATTAAATCATATAAAAAACGAGTTTTTGTTTACACTGCAAAAAATTTCGATTTTTTTAATAGAAAAAAAGAAATTGTTTGTCCAAGAGAAATTTACGGATATTAAGTAAGCTTAAAATTCTTTTTTAAAAAAATAAAATCACGGTTTTTATTTAATATAAAAGCATAAAAACAAGAATAAAAAAATAATGTTGAATAAAAAGAGAAAAATAATGAATGATAATAATTTGAAAAGAAGACGAATTTACGAAGATGACTCGGACTCGATAATATTAAAAAAAAGTAGGTATTATTGTATTTACGAAGAATATAAAAAATATAAAAGACAAGTTACTATGTATACTTAATTTTATTCGAAAAAACATCATGAAGAATCAATATCTATTATTAAAAGTATGTATTTTATATTATTTTTATAATATAAAAGTTTTTTAATAATTTGGAAGGCATCTTGCACTTGGTTCAATCATTTCACCAGACCATTTAGGTAACCAGTATCCATTAAATTCATAATTATTTGGATAAGCTTCTATGAACACATCATAGTAAAATTTTGCTTCTTTTGTTGGAAATTTTCCAATATCGCTATCATTCTTTGATACAAAATCGGTTATATATTCAAAAAAGGATTTCTTTACATTACTAATTCCATCTGAAAATGCTTCTTTAAGTCTAAACAAAACTTCTCTTGGTAGAATATTTTCATTTTCGAAACTTTTTCTTAAAAGTTCCTTTTCTATTTTAAAACCGCTTTTAAAACATCTATCATTTGGATTTATTGAAAGATACAAATCAACAAAATTATGACATAAGAATGGTACACGACATTCTAATCCAAAAGAACTTATACCTCTATCACATCTTAGAACATCATAATAATGTATATTTGATAATAATCGTATACATTCCTCATGACTTTCAATACTTGTTGGAGCATTACCAAAATAACGATATCCAGCTGCTATTTCATCACTACCATCACCTACTAATAAAACTTTTACATTTGTGTTTTCTTTAATCCATTTAGCGATTAAAAATTGTCCTGTTGTTGCTCGAACAGTTGTGATATCGTAACTTTCAATTATTTTAGGTATAACTTTTAAACATTCCAACCATTCTTCTATTGGAATTATAATTTCATGATGTTCTGAATTTATAAACTCGGCCACTTTTCTAGCATTTTGAATATCAGGAGAAGATTCCTCAATTCCTATACTAAATGTTTTTAATCTCTTTCCTTCATTTTTTAAAATTCTAGCAGCAATTGCACATACTAAGGAAGAATCTAACCCACCACTTAATAATGCACCGATATCTCTTTCTGATTGTAAACGTTTCTGTACACTTTTTATTAAACTTTCTCTAATTTTTGTATACACATCGTTGTCTGATGATAATGAATTTTCTCCTATTTTATAATAATGAAAATAATCGCTCTTAATACTACTTTCACTAATATTAAAAGAAAAAACTGTTCTTGGTTCAATTTGATGACCTAAACCATTGAAAGGTAATCCTTTTAATTCTGAACTAAAATAAAAACCTGATTCATCTATAAAACTAAATAAAGGTCTTATACCAAAACGATCTCTACAATAATATAATTTCAAATTTTCAGAGTCATAAATATCTAAAAGTATAAAAGCAAATTCACCATTAAGTTCTTTTACAGTATTTTCTATACCTCTTGACAAATATAAATCTAAAATGACATGACAATCAGATTTAGTTTCAAGATTATAATTATTAATGATATCTAAATAATTATAAATCTCACCATTGCATAATAGAATAACATTTCTATTTAAATCTTTATATTCAAATGGTTGATTTCCGTGAGCCACATCAATAATTGCAAGTCTATGGAAAACACAGCTAATGTAGTATTTATTAAATTTAAATTTTAGAATGTTAGTATTGTCAGGGCCACGATGAGAAACATTTTGAATTTTATCATTTTCATAATCATTTTTAGAAATATAAACTGTAATACCACACATTAAATTTTATTATTAGTTAATTTAGGTCTTTAAGCTATTTTTTTCTCATAATTTTGACAAAACAACAGTTGTACCAACCCGGTACTGTATATTTACACACTTATTTTACACGTACAAACAAAAAAGAAAAAATTCAGTACAAACTCATACTTGAAAAACTTTTTAATATAATTCCAGTAACTTCACATTAACTAAATAATTCAAACTTTTGACACGCTTGACCAACTTGGACAATTGCCAAGCAAATCTCTACTTGCTGGACAACATGTTCTATTGATGTTGGAGTAGAAGAGACTTACGACGTCCAACATGCTTGTCGTAACTAGTTGAGAACCATCACAAGTATTATAACCATCCGAAAAATTGTGATTTGTACTTCCTTCCTGGCAAAGATTTTTAAGCCTTAAAGCTCCGTTTGAAGAATATACCCAATTGTTAGAACATCCTTCGCAAGTACTAGAAGAAGTAGCTCCTACAGCTGTAGAATATGTTTCAGCTGGACAATATGTTATATTGGTTCCACCAGTACAGTATGCACCTTGTGGACATTGTGAACAGTCCCACACATATTTCAATCCTGGTGTTCTAGAATATGTTCCTGCTGGACAAAGTCTTCTTGAACCTCCATTACAATAATAACCTACTGGACATTGTTCACAAATATTACTACTACTAGCTCCTTGTAATTCAGAAAATGATCCAGGAGAACAATAAGCAATATTTGTTCCACCAATACAATAGGCACCAGCTGGACATGTGTTACAACCAGAAGTAGTTGAAGTTGAATATGCTCCAGCTTGACAAGTTATACAAGAAGTTTGTCCATAAGAAGAATTTGTAGTACCTGCAGGACAGCTTGCGCAATTTATAGCTCCTCCTACTAGTGGTGAATATCTACCTGGATCACATAAAGTAATATTTTCTCCACCTGTACAAAAATAACCTCCTGGGCACCTGTTACAACCAGAAGTAGCTGAAGTTGAAAAATATCCTCCATCACATCTTTGACAAGAATCTTGACCAGTAAGATTTTGTGTAGTACCTGGATCACATGATTTACAAGTACTAGCTCCTGCTGCTGAATATGTACCTGCTGGACATATAGTTTTATTAGTTCCACCAGTACAAGAATAACCTTTTGGACACTGTAAACAACCAGAAGTAGCTGAATCTGAATATGTACCTGCATCACATCTTTTACAAGAACTTTGTCCAGTAAGATTTTGTGTAGTTCCTACTGAACAAGTTTGACAAGTACTAATATTGTTAGCCCCTGTTGATATAGAATATGTTCCTATTGGGCAATTTTGACAAGTACTAAAACCAGTAGCCCCTAGTGTTGTAGAATATGTTCCTGTTGGGCAAAATGTACAATAACTAATATTGAAAGCCCCTGCTGTTGTAGAATATGTTCCCGCTGGACAATTTTGACAAGTACTAATACCAGTAGCTGATGGTGCTGTAGAATATGTTCCTCTTGGGCAATTTGTACAAGTTTCAGTTACTGGATTTGGAGAATATGTTCCTGTTGGGCAAGCTTGACAAGAAGTAGAACCGGAATATGAATTTGATTTTTTTCCAAGATCACAAGTTAAACAAGAACTAGAACCATTTGAATTTGAATATTGTCCAGCTGGACAAGGTGTACAAGAACTAGATCCAGATGGAGAATATGTTCCTGATAGACAAGTTGTACAACTATAAGTAGCAGCTCCTATTGACGAAGAAGATGTTCCTGATTGACAAGGTGTACAGGAAGAAGCTCCATAATTTATAGAATATGAACCTGCTCGACAAAGTGTACAATCGCTAATAGAAGTAGAACCTGAAATCGAAGAAGATGTTCCTGGTGGACAAAGTGAACAAGAAGAAGCTCCAGCTGAAGAATATGAACCTGGTGGACAAATTGAACAAGTACCAGTTCCTTCCGGAGAATTTGAATAATATCCTGCAAGACAAGGTGTGCAAGAACTAGATTTACTTGAAGAAGATGTTCCTGGTGGACAAATTGAACAAGTACCAGTTCCTTCTGGAGAATTTGAATATTTCCCTACTGGACAATCTTGACAATTACTAGATATTGGGTTTGTAGAAATTGTTCCTGGTAGACAAGTATCACAATCAGTAGATTTTGATGATAAATTTGATTTTTTTCCAACAGAACAAGTTGAACAAGAAGTACCTGTAGAAGATTTAGAATATGTTCCTGCAGAACAAGATATACAAGAACTAGATCCTTTGTTGACTCCGTTTTCGGCATATGTTCCTGGTCCACAGTCTAAACAATAGTTTATACCATCAGCACCTGTTGATGAAGAAGCTGTTCCAACAGGACATTGTATACAATCCATTATACTACTAGCACCTGTCTTTGAAGAATATGTTCCTTTAGGACAATATGAACAAAAACTGGATCCTTCTTCTGAAGAATATTGTCCTGTTGGACAAATTGAACAAGTACTATCAGAAATAGCTCCTGTAATTAAAGAATATTTTCCAGCAGGACATTTAAAACAAGAAGCAGCCCCTGTTATCGAAGAATATGTTCCTACTGGACATATTGAACAACTAGTATCTCCCCCATTAGAATATGTTCCTGTAGGACAATACGAACAAGTATTTAATGAAGTACTTCCTGTTATTGAAGAGTATGCTCCTGATGGACATTGAATTATATTATTATTACATATTGAACCAGATGGACATGGTAAACAACCAGAAGTAGTTGAAGTTGAATATTTACCAGCGGGACAGGTTAGACATGAACTTTGACCTAAAAGAGATTGTGTAGTACCTGCTTGACACAATGTAGGTGAAATTGAAGCAGAAGGACAATAATTACCTATTGGACATGGATATGTATTAGATCCTGTTGTTCCTGGTGGACAATAGTAACCTGGTGGACAAATATTAGTAGTTATTGAAGTAGAACCAGCTGTACAAAAATAACCTGCAGGACAAACTGTACAACTTGTACTTCCTGGAATATCATTATATTTTCCAGCAGGACAAATTGTACATGTAGCTGTTCCAGGTTTATCAGAATACTTTCCAAGATCACAATTTATACAAGATAATAAATCCTTAGCACCTATATTTGAATATTTACCAGCAGGACAACTTTTTTCAGTCCCTGTACTAGAACCATCAAGACAATAGTAACCAGCAAAACAACTATTAGCTGTTCCTGTAGTAGAACCAGTAGGACAAAAATAACCAGATGAACAAATATTAGCTGTTCCTATAATAGAACCATTAGGACAAAAATAACCAGTAGGACACATATTAGCTGTTCCTGAAGTAGAACCAGCTGGACAAAAATAACCAGAAGGACAAACTTTACAACTTGTATTTCCTGTGGTATCATTATACGAACCAGCAAGACAATTTGTACATGTAGATGATCCAGATGTAGATGAATACTTTCCAAGATCACAATTTATACAAGATAATAAATCCTTAGCACCTACATTTGAATATTTACCAGCAGGACAACTATTAGCAGTCCCTGTACTAGAAGCAGTAAGACAATAGTAACCAGCAAAACAACTATTAGCTGTTCCTGTAGTAGAACCAGTAGGACAAAAATAACCAGATGGACAAATATTAGCTGTTCCTATAATAGAACCATTAGGACAAAAATAACCAGTAGGACACATATTAGCTGTTCCTGAAGTAGAACCAGCTGGACAAAAATAACCAGAAGGACAAACTTTACAACTTGTATTTCCTGTGGTATCATTATACGAACCAGCAAGACAATTTGTACATGTAGATGATCCAGATGTAGATGAATACTTTCCAAGATCACAATTTATACAAGATAATAAATCCTTAGCACCTACATTTGAATATTTACCAGCAGGACAACTATTAGCAGTCCCTGTACTAGAAGCAGTAAGACAATAGTAACCAGCAAAACAACTATTAGCTGTTCCTGTAGTAGAACCAGTAGGACAAAAATAACCAG